CCGGGGCCCGTGCTGCGGTGGGTTGGGGTTGGGCTGGCTAGGCTAGTCAGCCGAGGAGGAACTCGATGACCCGGGGATCTTCCGAGTTCTCACGGAGGAGCGCGATGGCCCGGTCAATCGCGTCCGGACCGGCCTCGCCGGTCACCTCCGGGAGCCGCTTCATGACAGTCTCCCCGGACTCCGTCGGGAAGGTCTCCCGGATCAGTTCCCACGCCTCGGTGGGGTCACAGTCTGCGGCTTCGCAGACCTTGCCCATCGCACTCTGCATCTGAGGCGTGAAACAGTAGGGGTGCTCCCCCTCGTCCCACCGGGGGCCCATCGCCAGCGCGAGGTTCCACTCCTTGCGAAGGGGAGTCGGATCGACTCCGGTCTCCCGGAGCCGGTCCATTGCCGCGGTCCGGGTCGCGCCGGGATCGGACTCGCCACGAATGAACGTCCAGAGATGAACGAGCCGGGCTCGCCGGGCAACCTCGAGTCCGGTGTAGACCTTAACGATGTCTTCGGTACGCTTGAACATTGCGAATCTCCGCTGGTGGCTAGCCTAGCCACATGCCTATGGAATGCCGGAGGACCGTTCCTCCGACAC